CGTGTATACTACCGATATCATCCACACAAATCACTGTACCCCGATCACCCTGCTGCAGATTCGTGTAAGGATCGCTCATGCGAATCAGCATGACCCGAGTTCCGGTGGTGTAATATTCCTTGAGCTGTTTCAGCATCTCCGGATGAATGGTCATTCTTCATCACCCGCTTCGCGCGCTGTGCGAAACGCTGAGTTGCCGGATAGGTTTTTTAAAAGTATGCGTCGCGACTCCTTGAAATTTTCGCCTATGAATCCGAGCCGCAAAAGAAAACATCTGAATGTGTACTTGTCGTTTTCTACCTTCTGTTCCGTCGCGCTGCCGCGTTTCTGCGTTCGCGCCAGATCACAAAGCCCTTGTACCAGTTGGTAGTAGGCGGAGATCTCTGCCTGATCATCGGTCGGTCGAAACCACCCAAATTCGATTCTGTCGGAGTGCTCCGTAATCGCCAGACTATCTGTATCAAGCGCCTTTTTCAGCAACGTCGCTTTGCTTGCGACCAACCGCCGCAGGTTCTCCATGGCGGTGGGTGTCATTCCGTCCTTCAGTAACTCAATCGCAAGGTGGTCGAAGTCAACGATATGAGGTGTTTCTTGTTCACGTTGATCCAGCTCAGCCGCTTTGGGGTCGGATGGATTTGACGTTGCTCCGATCCGCTCGCCAACGAAACCGTCATGCGCTAGTTCGCGAATCAACATGTCGATGGTGTACGCGCCCACCTGAAATGCGAAGCTTGGCGCTCCAAGGTATCGCGTCGTGTCCTGCAGCACGTCCCGCATGACCGCGACCAGTGCCTTCCGTCTGTCCCCCGTAACGTTGTATTTGATCTGCATCCTATGTCTACCTCCTTGAATTTGGTAGTACATACATGCCTCTACCAGCTGTACTTATCAAGTAATATCTATGCTTCCGTCGATTTCTTTGTAAGGAATCTGTACGCCAACTCTGACGAGCAAAACCTGCTCGGAACAATCAACTTGTTCGATGTACCGTTTCACGATCACATCGCAGTACTTTTCATCCAGCTCTATCATGCGGCAAACGCGATCGGTTTGCTCGCACGCGATCATGGTACTGCCGCTGCCACCGAATGGATCGAGGACGACGCAGTTTGCCATGCTCGAATTTAAAATCGGGTACGCCAGCAGTTCCACCGGCTTCATGGTCGGGTGGTCAGCGTTCTGTTTCGGTCTGTCGAACTCCCAAATCGTCGTCTGCTTCCGGTCGGCGTACCATTGATGCTTTCCCTTTTTCTTCCACCCGAACAAGACCGGTTCGTGCCGCCATTGGTATGGGCTTCGCCCGAGTACCAACGACTGTTTCTTCCAGATGCATGTGCCGGAAAGATAGAAACCCGCTTCCGAGAACGCTTTGCGGAAGTTCAACCCCTCCGTGTCCGCGTGAAACACGTAGATCGACGCGTCGTTTGCCATGCAGGCTTCCATATTCTGAAACGACGCGAACAGAAAATCGTAGAACGCTCCGTCAGTCAAATTATCGTTTTTGATCTTGCCGGCAGTGCCTTCGTAGTTGACGTTGTACGGCGGGTCCGTGACCACAATGTTCGCCAGGCCGCCGTCCATGAGGAGGTCAAACACATCCTTTTTCGTGCTATCGCCACAGACAAGGCGGTGCTTGCCGAGTAACCAGAGATCGCCCTGTTTTGTGATCGCAGGTTCCTTGAGCGCTGCGTCCACGTCAAAATCATCGTCTTGAACACCAGCGCGCTGTGAATCCTTAAAAAGCGCGTCGAGCTCAGGAGCGTCGAAGCCGGTCAGCGATACATCGAAGTCTGCGCCCTGCAGGTCAGCGATCAGCAGGGAGAGCTTATCCTTGTCCCATTCGCCGCTGATCTTGTTGAGCGCGATGTTGAGCGCCTTTTCTTTATCATCGTTCATTTCCACTATGACACATTCGACCTCGGTCATGCCGGTATCGATCAGTACCTTCAGGCGCTGGTGACCTCCGACAACATGCCCTGTGGTCTTGTTCCAAATCACCGGCTCCACATATCCGAACTCCGCAATCGAACGCTTCAACTTTTCGTACTCAGGATCGCCGGGTTTGAGGTCCTTGCGCGGATTGTAATCCGCTGGTACTAGTTTACCGACCGACAGCGTTTGAATGTTCATATGCACGTCCTCTCCGGAGTATGGTTTGCAAGCCCGATTTTGCCGCTGGAAGATTTCCTGTTAACGCTTGCCCACGCAACGTCTTTCGCTGCTGGCTCGTTAGACGGTGATACTTGAGCGAACGAAGGAACGATTGTATTTCGTCCATGGCTACTTCCCCTTGCGCGCCGTCAGAAGACGTTCCATAACATCGTCCTGCGGATTCGTGCCTGTGTAGTCGGCGGCGCAGTTCTCTTTGACAATCTGGTAGATTTCATACCAGATCCGGTTTGTTTGCGCCATGTAGTTCTGGCTCATAGCCACATATGGAGATTGGATCGCGCTCCCGGTCGTTGGATGCTTTGCTAAGAACCCATATTCTGTAATCGCCGTTTCGCACTGGATCCAGCGCGCTGCGCTCATGGCGTACCGCTCGAGCACCTGCGGTGAGACGATCTTCGCGCACCCACGCTGGTCAAGCCAGGCCCAGGTAACCGCGAAGACTTCCGCCGCTTCGAGCGTGCGTCCATCCTTTTGACGCGCGGACAATAGATCCCGCGGCATCGGCATTTCGATGCCCTTCAGTTCCGCCGAATGCGGAAACTCCACCACGGTCAGCTTACGCTTGCCCGGATTCCCCTCGAGCACCTTTTCTGCCAGCGGTTTCGGCGGTCTGCCGCCTTTTCCGGCCGCCGGGCCTCGTCTTCCCATGTGCATTTCCTCCCGAAAAAAACTTATTGGCCATTCCCCTAAAAACTTTCGCGAAAATGTGTACGCGACCCGACCGCGTTGACCAAATTGAATAGTGTACAAGATATATATACCCCGGTCGGTCGGGGTGTGGATTCATTTTGAACCTTAGCGTCTTATTATCTTTCGTGATATAATGCGTATGTAGCAAACAGTGAAAACTACAAACGCAGCACAGAGCACGAGAACATTTCGCTAGTCAAAGTGATATGTTTTTTCAGTATTCACGGAAAGGAAGCGTAGCATCATGGGTGATAAGAATCCACACAAGCAACCTAAGCCGAAGAAGGACACGAAAAGGAAAGATAGCGTGAAGGAAGAAATTCCTCAACCTGAGTTGGTTAAAAAATCAAAAAAGGCGCATGAACAAAACGGCTGCTTAAACTCAAAACGCACCTCACGCAGGTGCGTTTTCAATTCATTGATAATCGCATGACCCGCACAACATCAACGTTGTTGGTTGCCGCTCTTAACCGTAATCCGCGAGTGACAGCTTTTGCACAATGCCATGAGGTTGCCTTCGTCGTTCGTGCCCCCGTTTGCCAGCGGCAGTACGTGATGCACCTCCTGTGCCGGCGCCAGCCTGCCTTCCTGTTTGCACTGCGCGCACAATGGATGCTGTAATAAAAATCGCGCACGGATTTTCTTCCACGCGCGGCCGTAGCGCTTGTTGGTGTCAGGATCGCGAAGGTAATGATTGTACTGATGCTCAGCGATCTGCCGGTGCTCGTCACAGAACCGTCCGTCGGTCAGTCTGCCACAGCTAGGGTAGGAGCACGGGCGCTTGGGTTTGTATGGCATCCTGTTCCTCCCGGGCATGGAAAAGAGCCCCCGCAATTTGCGAAGGCTCATGTTCTTTTTGTACAGCCTAATCCTATCAAAGGGCAAGGATGACATTCAATGGCTTTTACTGCCATCGATCAAAAATATTTTAACGAGCACGCTCTGCCTTTTCAGTACGCCTCCGGCGGAAGTGGAATAAGCTCCAGCGCAGCGTCATGGATACGAAATAGATGCCGCGTCGAACATTCAAGATCCACTGCGATTTGCTCCCATCGCCGAAAGCACAGATATCGTTGCTCCAGAATCAACTGATATTCCGGGTTATCTATCCGTTTAATCCGGCGTACGATATCTCGCTTGAGGTCGACCAGAGCGTCGATGTCCTCGTTGATTTCACACTCTAGATCGAAGATGTTCACCAATATGGATTCCAGCGAATGCGTGTCGGGGTACGTCGCGCGGGGCATATCGTGAATGGTCTGGTTGGCAGATTGCGCCTGATCCCTTAATTTCTGCACCTGCCGAATCTTGCTGTCGATTCGCTGGTCGATCCGGTAAGCCTGAGATAAATACTCTTTAGCGGTCATGTTCTGACACCTCTCTTTTCCCACGGCTTTTTTCCGCCGTAATATTTCTTCGATATCTCTTGCTGTCTCAATTCGGACATGTGCCGCAGTCGCTCATATGCAACCTCGACCGACGCCACCTGTCGTTCTCGCGTCAAATAAAATGAGCACCGTTTCGGGCAACGCCTATCGCCCATGATCTTGCAGCCATTATTT